TGTGAAGCAAGATTATCTACAAACCTATTTGATAATTCATTATTAGACATATCAACGGTTACAGAGTCTCTTTGATTTGAAGGAATTGGTTCTGTAGTATTATTGTTAGAAGAAGTATTGTTAGAAGAATTATTGTTAGTATCAGAACTGGATGAAGGTCTATAATAACGAATATCATATCGACAAACAGGACATTGAACATGATTTTCAAACCATTGTTGAAACTCTTGTTGGCAAAAAATGTGACCACAATGAATAATTTGTCTTACCATTTGATCTGGTTGAAAACGGTCTAATAAAATGGGACACGATTCAGAGACGGGATTTTCAATATCTCTATATCTGATAAGTCGAGAAGCATTTTCTATTTGTTCATTAGTAGGGCGAACTACTACAGTTGTGTTTAAAAAATTTGTAAAAAAGGTTGACATATTGGTTGGATCAATTGGTGTTGTATTATTTCTTCTAGTGTTGCTAGTGTTGTTAGTGTTGCTAGTGTTGTTAGTGTTGCTAGTATTATTATAAACTCTCGGACTAATGGGACTAGTATAATCATAATGAATAAAGTTGTTTTGTCTTTCATTAAAAATTTGATTAATAAAACGGTTTATATTTGTATTAGAATTTCTAGAATGACGATTAAGTCTGGTTCTTCGTGGTTGTCCTAGAGATAATACATTAATAATATTATTTCTTATTTCATCTAACATATCGAGTAATTGATCTATATGGTTGTTAGTTTGGTTATATTGATTAATGTACATAGTAATTAAGCGCTGTTGATCATTTGTTAAATGATAATTCATAATTAGATATAAATAATATATAAAATATGTTTAAATATAAAACATATAATAAAATATATACAATGAATATTGAAGAATATAAAGAAAAGGGGTTATCTGGACTAACAAATCTGGGAAATACGTGTTTTCTAAATTCAACAATGCAAGTATTATCTCACACATATGAATTAAATAATTTTTTAGAAAGAAAGACTTATAAGAAGAAACTAAATAATAAATATGATTCCGCCCTATTAATTGAGTGGGATGAATTGAGATCTCTTTTATGGAAAGAGAATTGTATTGTATCGCCTTTTAAGTTTGTAAAAACAGTTCAGAAATTAGCAAAATTAAAAGGGCAGGAAATGTTTACAGGATTTGCGCAAAATGATTTACCAGAATTTTTAATTTTTGTTATAGATTGTTTTCATAATGCGTTATCAAGAGAAGTTAATATGACAATTGAAGGGAATATAAAAGATGAAAAGGATAAAATAGCTGTAAAATGTTTTGAAAGAATTAAACAAATGTATGAAAAAGATTATTCAGAAATTTGGAATATATTTTATGGTGTACACGTTTCTCAATTAGAAAATTCTGAAACGGGTGAAAAAATGAGTATGGTTCCAGAGCCATATTTTCTAATAAATTTACCGATTCCAGAAAATAATAAATCACCAAATTTAATAGATTGTTTTGATCTTTATGTTGAAGGGGAGGTATTAGATGGTGATAATTGTGTAATAGATGAAAAAAGTGGTAAAAAAGTGGAAGCAAGAAAGAATATAATGTTTTGGAGTTTTCCTGATGTTTTGGTGATAGATATTAAAAGATTTAACTCGATGAACAGAAAAAATCAAATAATGATAGATTTTCCTTTGGAAAATTTAAATCTGTCTAAATACGTAATAGGTTATAATAAGGATAGCTATGTTTATGATTTATATGGAGTGTGTAATCATAGTGGTTCAGTTATGGGAGGACATTATACATCATTCGTAAAAAACGCAAATGGTAAGTGGTATCATTATAATGATACGAGCGTGTCAGAAGTTGCATTGGCTCAGCAAATAGTAACACCAAAAGCATATTGTTTCTTTTATAGAAAACGTCAAATTAAAAATGATAAATAAATCAAGATAAATAATTTATAAATGGATTAAATTTATTATAAATGGATTAAATTTATAATAAATGGATTATTTTGATTTCTATATATATAATATATGAGCGGTTCAACAGATGATTCAACAAATACAATTAGTACCGGTTTAGGAACAGTAGCAAATGATACTTTTGGTTATATAAATAATTTGTTATCGAATCCAAGTGTTATAATAATTTTAGTAATTGTATTAATAATTTATATAATAATTTTTATGTCTTTAGGAGGCAATAATTCCACACCTCCAACAAATGAAGTATCAAATTCCAGTTCACAAACAATCACTGTAATAATTATTGCTTTTTTCATTATTTTAGTAATAATAAATGGTTTACAATACTTTTTTGGCGTAGATATAATAGCAAAACTAAAGAATTTATTTACAGGTAATCCAGAGGTAGATATAACAGTAGATACATCACGTGTTGAGGCGTCAAAAGCACCAGTTCCGGAAATATTATTGAAAAAACAAGTGTTTAACGTTCCAGGAAATGACTATGTTTACCCAGATGCAAAAGCATTATGTTCGGCTTATGGTGCTAGATTAGCAACTTATAAAGAAGTAGAGGATTCTTACGAGGCTGGTGCAGAATGGTGTAATTACGGATGGTCAGATGGTCAATTGGCATTATTTCCGACACAACAGAAAACATATGATGAGCTCCAAAAAATAGAAGGACATGAGAATGATTGTGGTAGACCTGGTGTAAATGGAGGATATATAGCAAATCCAGCAATAAAATTTGGTGTCAATTGTTATGGATTTAAACCTAGGATTAATTCAACGGAAGAACAGCTAATGGCAACAGAGCCGTTGTATCCAAAGACATTAAAGGATATCGCAATGGAAAACCGTGTAAATTATTGGAAAGACAAATTAACAGAGATTCTAGTGTCCCCATTTAATCACAATACGTGGTCCAGATTATAATTTGGATTAGTAGAATCTAAAGAATCTAAGGAATCATAATATTCATAATATTCATAATAATGATTAATAAAATAAATCATATAGAAATTATACATAAATAAGCAAAAAATATTAAATAAATAGGCAAATGTAGCAACACGTAATAAGCAATATGTACAATTAAACACTATTATTAAACAGGAAATAAACAAGCCTTTAATATAATTGGGTGTATAATTCGAAGAAAAAATAGTTATTTTTGTGCGACATATAGGACAAGAAGGACTATTAGGACATTTAATAAGCCATTCATTAAAACAATCAATATGTATAAGGACATTACAGTCACAAAAATAACAAATATTTGAAAAATCTTTCATATATTTAATTTTATTATTTTTTTCAGATGGTAGCCAACAAATTACACATATATTATCATCTTCTTGAAGAATTTGTATATCGTCTTTAGATTCATCAAAAGACATATATGATGGAATATACATATAAATTACTTAATATATATGTATAAATAAAAACTTATATTTGTTTGTGAGTTTTTCTTTTATGAGGTTTAGTAATATGTTTACGAGTTTTGCGTTTTCTTTTTTTGTCTGCTTCAACTAAACCAAACAATTTATCTATCATATCGTCGGACGCTGTTTCGTGTTTTTTATAATAGTTATTGGTATCTCGATCTTTTTTTGGAATTCGTTGATTAATGTAAAATATTCCAGCAGGAACAGCTAAATTGTCGAAAGCACTAGAAACTTTACCACCACTTTGACTGGAGTTTGATAATCCAGCTGGAAATAAAACAGGCATTTCATTTTGTAAAAAGAAAGAATTAACTTTGTAGCCTCCGCCTATAATTTCAGCGTTTCCAGTTTTTTCGTCAATTTTTCGTGTAAAAACAAAATCATTATTTCCAAAGAATTCTTCATCGTTATTAGTATCAGTCATATACAATAACCAAATATAAATTAATTGTTATATAATCGCTTTATTTCTGGAACATATTTAACTTCACGTTTATTTTTGATATATTCAACAATTTTCTTAACTTGTTCTTCGTTCTTAATAATTTCTGAAAGGCAAGTTTCTAAATACTTAAATGTTAGTTGCTGGGTTTCTTTAACCTTTACAAATTTAAGTTGTCCATCGGTAATTTTAATAGCAGAATTAAATTGGGTTGTTTCAATATGAGTGTTAATTTGTTCAGAAATAGCATTTTTTTTGTCACGTAATTCCTTTAGCTTATCTCCGATAATTTTCATTTGGTTGTCAATTGATACCCATTGCTGAATTTGTTGTTCAAAGCTCATATAATATATTACAAAAAAATAATTCTAAATATTAAATGATAAAAGTATAGTTCCAGAAATTTTAATTCAAAAATATAAAATAAAATATATTGTTTAATTATAAAAATGTTTAATTATAGAAATAATAATTTGTTACCAATGAAATTTAATAAATTTAGAAAAAATGACACTAATTCTGTTTATATATTTACAAATGCTAGAGACGAACCTAATATAGCAGAATGGATAGCACATCATTTATTATTGGGGTTTGATAAAGTATTTGTTTTTGATCATTTATCGAAAGAGTCAATACAATCAAAATTAGGAACAAATTTTAATAACAAAGTAAACATAAGAAGAGTGGATGGGTCTGGTAATATAAAATTAAAACTTATGAAAGAAGCAGTAGAAATAGCAGATAAAGAAGAAGCAAGTTGGATGTTATATTTAGACTCCGATGAATTTTTAAATTTAAACAAACATAAAAACGTGAAAGAATATTTATTAAATTTTGTTGAAGCAGATTCGGTTGGGGTTAATTGGTTAATGTTTGGTAGTTCTGGATATGTAGAACAACCGTCAGGATTAATTACAGAAAATTTCATAAGATCTGAAATAAGATTAAACCAACACGTAAAATCATTTGTTAGACCAAGTCAGGTAATGACTGTAGTTAATCCTCATTGGTTTTATATACAAAATAAAAATAGATATTATTCTTGTAATGGAACAAGAATGGCAATTGGTCCATTTAATAATCAGCCTTTACCGTTTATTAAAGCATCTGCATATATCGCACATTATGTAATACAATCAGAACATGAATACAGTAGAAGAAAAGGTAGACAGATGGACGATGGGTCAGGTGCAAGAGTTATAGATACATCAGGTGTAAATAAAATGTATAATAATGTAACTAATAATCAAATGCAAAACAAATATTCTAAAAGGATAAAAGAATTTTTAAAAGGATACAATATAGTTCTTTAAATTAAAAAATATAGTATTTAATTTGTAATTTAAAGAGAAACTCCTCAAGTTTAATACTTGCGCTTACGGCTTTTACCGAAAGTTTGTTGAGCTGCTAACAAGACACCTGGAACAGCTGCTTGACCGAGAATTGCGCCCCAAGAACCTCCACGTCTTGAACGAGTATTTGAACGAGTATTTGAACGTCTGCGTTTCTTACCACCAGCTTGTGGGATATCTCCCTTCAAGTTTGTACCGATCATACCCTGAGTGTTATCAGCATTTATGTTTCCTACAGGAACAAGTTGGTTGCTCTGAATTGTACCAAGATTGGCAGTAGGTTGAAGAGTTAACGAATTCATAAACTGGGTCCAGCCATTTCCTGCAGTTCCTAGACCCCATCCCCAGCCGGAAGGAGGATTGCCGGCTAAATTTCCTCCGTATTGCCCTTGGCGTCTGGTTCTTGTCTTTGACTGAGATCTTCTTCGATGACTACGATGTTTTGCCATTATATAATTAAATAAGAAAAAATATCAGAAAATTGTGTTTTTAGAAAATACTATATAACACTCTTTATCGCATTTTTATTACGCAATAATGTTATTAATATAATTAGTATTGCTAAAATCAAAACAAAAATTAAAAAAACTAAAAAAATGATTACATAAATATATGGATAAATTTCATACAATATTAGATCAGTAACTGGAGAAAATAATACCTTTATTTCATTTCTAACGTCTTCGGTTTTCAAAATGTCTAAACATTGTTTGATAAGCGAATCTTTCATTTATATTTTATCTATATGAATAATTAATAAACTGACATTATAACCAATTATTTATTTTTGCGTGTCAATATTATTTAATTTTTCTATAGTTTCAATAAATAATGGATAATATTATTGAACCTACTATAGATTATGATTTTTCAAAATTATATTTAGGACCCCCAACAACTTTAGCAGGAGGCGCATACTTTACTAGAATTATGTATAGCACTAACAAGCAATTACTTATTCAGACTCCAAAAAGTTTAACAAAACAAGGATTTATTAAGAGTGGTAAAAAGATTTACACCGATTTAATGTTTGATAACAATGACACCGTATTTATTAATTGGATTGAAAATTTAGAAACTAAGTGTCAAGAATTGATTTTTTCTAAAGGTCAAAATTGGTTTGAGACTAAATTAGAAAAGGATGATATAGAGAGTGCTTTTACTTCTCCTTTCAAAATATTTAAATCTGGTAAATATTATTTGTTGAGAGTAAATGTTAAGCAAAATATAAAGATTTATGATGAACAAGATCAAATTATAACTAGTGAAGACATTACAAGTGATAAAACTATTATCTCTATTTTAGAAATTCAGGGAATAAAATTTACTTCAAGGAATTTTCAATTAGAATTTGAACTTAAGCAAGCAATGGCTGTTAGTCCGGATCCATTTTTAGATGAATGTTTTATTAAGAAACCAATCAAAAGACAGTCCACAAAGGAAACAATTATTAAGGAACAAGAACCAGATGAATTTGAAAAAGATGAATTTGAAAAAGATGAATTTGAAAAAGATGAATTAGACAATCCTAAAGAAATACTGACAACAACTAATTTAGACGATTTTATAAATAAGTCGGCAAATGATTTAGCAAAAAATGTAAAGACTTTAGACACTAAAAATATACCAATAGATTTAGAAGTTTCATTTGATGAACCGAAAAAGGTAGTAGAAACTAATGTTGCTCCTTTAACAAATGTATTATATGGTCTAGAAGAGGCAAATATTGTTTTGGATATAGAAGAGTTAACTCCAGAAGAGCCAGAACCAGAAGAGAAAGAAGACCCAAATATATTAAAGGAATTTGATTTGTCTTCTACTTTAGAGAATAATTTAGAAACTATAACACTTAAGAAACCAAATCAAGTATATTATGAAATTTATCAAAAAGCCAGAGAAAAGGCAAAGGAAGCAAAAAAGAGCGCAATTGTTGCATATCTTGAAATGAAAAACATTAAGAAAACTTATATGTTGGATGATATTGATGAAAGTGATAGTGAATTCGATGATTTTTCTGGCAGAGATAGTGCTTCAGAAGTTTCAGATGTAGAAAGTTTAGAAGATACTTTTGATTGAACTAAAATACTTTAGAAACAATTGTATATCAGACTATTAATTTTGTAATTAATTAATAATTTGAAAAATATTTTATCCCTAATTTTATATAATGAGTAGTTTAAAAAAGCTCTGGAATGATTATGGTATTGGCGGTGTTTTAATCGCAATAATCGTATTATACGGCCTTTATATGTTATACAAGAATTTGATGTCTAAGGGTTCTTATGGTAGTGAAAAAATGTCGCAAAATCGCAATAAAGCATACAGCAACGGTTCTTCTTCTGGACCTTCTGGACCCCAACCTGCTCAAGAATCCGGTAATGAAGTTTATTCATCTGTAG